AAACCTAGGCCTTATGAATGTCTGATGGTTCATTCGAACTTCAGGCCGCCATTTATTCCACGCTGAACGCGCTGTCACCGGCGCTTGTGTCTGGGGGAATACATGCGCCGGCAGCGCAGGATACACCGCTTCCTTATGTAGAGATTGGGGAAGCAAGTTCTGTTGCCGCAGACGTGTTAGGGCGGCAAGGCAGCGCAGAACTTATTAGTATTCATGTTTGGACCGCGAAGGGTTCTTATGGACCTGTCAAACAGATCGTTTCCCGAATTCGCGACGCGCTTCATTCAAAGAAGTTGACCGTTTCTGGCCGGTCTTATGCGTCTGCGATCGTAACGAGCACCAGAGCTTTCAGCGACCTTGATGGCGAGTCCATCCATGGCGTTGTTTCTTTGACGGTTAATCACTTCGGGCCGGAGGAATCTTGATGCGGAAGGTCGGCGTTCACGACCATCTATTATCTGCCGAAGAGGCGCGCCGCGCATTGTCCTATGACTCAGACACCGGCGATATCGTTTGGAAAGAACCATCGTCGTCGAGGTTAAAGCCTGGAGATTCCGCCGGGTCGGTGAGGGCGGATGGGTATCGCAAGATTCGGGTCAATTACCATAGCTACTACGCCCACCGTCTTGCTTGGCTTCTATACTATGGGGAGTGGCCAGAGCATGACATTGATCACGTCAACCATGATCCTTCAGACAATCGCATCTCAAATCTGCGAGACGTAACCAACGCAGAGAACCACAAGAACTTACCGAAATTCTCTTGCAACACCTCAGGCATCCCAGGGCTCTCGCGCTCCTATAACGGCGTTTGGCGAGGCAGGGTGTACGTAAATCGCAAACTGCATCACAGCGGCTCACATGTGTGCCTCGGGCGTGCTGTTAAATCATTGTCAGAGGTGCGCGCGAAGTTGGGCTTTCATCAGAACCACGGCCAATTGGCCGCTTAATAAAGGATATATACAATGCAACAGGACGCCAAGGAACTTGTAATTGAGCGTGGCGACGGAGCCTCGCCGGAAGTTTTCACCTTTGTCTGTGGTATCCGCAGCAAGACGCTCACGATGTCTAACGCATCGATCGATACCACGGTGCCGAACTGCACCGATCCCTCCGCGCCGATCGTTGCAACTGCGCGGCCCGGCCGGCAGACCCTGACGTTCCAGGGTGATGGCCTGTTCGATAATGCTGAGGTCGGTAAGGACGTGTTCGATGATGCCCGCCTGCAGCGTGAAACGAACTACCGTATCACCATCCCCGGCGTCGGCGCGTTCGATGGTCCGTTTTTTGTGTCCGACTACTCCAACAGTGGCGACATGGAAGACCCGTTGGCATTCTCGGCCACTTGGGTGCCGCTTGATGCGTCGCAGCTTACCTTCACCCCGGACACCTAATGTCTCTGGCGTACAATTCGGAGCGGGGCGAAGTCCCGCTCACCATCGGCAGCGTTGATCTGGTCATCGCTGCCGAAATGGGGCGCTTGGCGGCGCTGTCCACGCGGCTCGGCGCAAAAAGCTTCATGGATATGTACACTCCGCTTGCGAATGCGGAAATCAACGCGGTTATGGCTGGCGTTGAGCTGCTTGCTGTGAAGGGCGACGTCGGTAAGGCGCTGAAGGAAATCACGCTGTCCGACCTGTCCAAGTGCGTCAAAGCGTTCATTGCGGTCTTCACGCATCACGCGGATCAAACAAAAAACGACGAACCCGCCAGCGAGACGACGGAGACGACCGATTCCCCTGGCGGGAATACCAAGGCTTCGCAGCCGTAAGATTGAAGTGGACGCCCGCTGTGTTCTGGGCGTCGACGCTGACTGAGTTTCTGATTGCGCTGGAATTCTGGTGCGATGTGAACGAGGTCAAAAAGCATGACGCGCCGTCGCGAGAGCGGCTTGAGCAACTAAAGCGTCAGCACGCCAAGCGCAAAAACGGCAAAGCAGTGTCGGCCACTGAGTGGTTGGCAAAGGGCGGCACCTGGTAGGTAGATGGCTGACGACGAAGTAACAGTCCTCCAGCTTGTTGGCGACACCAAACAATTCGAGCGCTCTATTCGTAGCGCGCTCGGAATTGTCAAGGGTGTGACCAGCGACATGGTTGCCGCGTTTGAGCGTGCCGGCGTCTCCATGGATGGCGCTGGTACCAAAGCCACCAAGCTGCAAAAGCAGATTGAGGCCTTAACCGGCGTCAATAGCGGCATGAAGGACCGCGCTGCCGATATTGAGGCGTATGGTTCACAGCTGGACTCGTTGCGCGCCAAATACAACCCGCTGTTCGCGGCGCAACAGCAATACACGAAGTCGCTTGCCGAGATCAACCAAGCGGCGCGTGTTGGTGCTTTGAGTGAGAAGGAGCGCGCTGCCGCTCTAGCAAAGACTAAGTCGGCGTTTGCGGATCAGGTCAAGGGCATCCGCGGTGTTAGTGTTGCCAACAAAGAGTTGACCGAAACTGGCGGGCTTGCCCGTCACGAGCTTATCAACCTGTCTCGGCAAATTCAGGACATCGGCGTTTCGTTGGTGTCTGGTCAGTCGGTGTTTACTGTTATTGCGCAACAAGGCGCGCAAGTCGTCGACATTTACGGCTCTTCGCGAACTGGCACGGTCGGCGGGTCGTTAAAGCAGGTCGGCGGCTATATTGCCACCCTCGTTACCCCGATGCGCCTGCTGGGGGTAACTACCGCCGCAACCGGCGCGCTCGCTCTGGCCAGCCTCGCTAGTTGGAAGTCGTACACACTTCAACTTGACGACACGGCGAAGTCGCTCGGAACGGCCACAAACGAATTATCAAAGTTGCAAGCCGCCGCCTCATTCAAGGGCATCGGCGCCGACGACTTTACGAAGGGCATGCAGTCCTTCGGGCAAAACGTCTACGAAGCCAAGAACAACATGGGCTCATTGGCCGTGGTGTTCCGCGCGAATAACGTCTACGCGCGCGATTTTGAAGATGCACTCGGTAAAGCTGCCGATATCATTAAAAATACGAAGGATGACCAGACTCGGTTGCAACTGCTGCAACAGATGGGTCTCCCCGCAACCATGCAATGGGTTCGCCTCCTTTCTGGCGGTAAGGACGGTCTAGCCGCTGCCAAGAGTGCCGCGGTAGACTTTGGCCGTGCCGCCGATGACGAAATGATCAAGAAGGCGCGCGAGTTCGATGAAGCGTGGAACCGAACAACCACGAACTTCAGCCTTGGGTGGCGCTCTGCGACGATCACAGTTGGCGGGTGGATTAGTGATCTAGTTAAGTCTGCGCCGAAATTCGGGGCGAGGTGGGACCCGTCTCCGCAGATGAAGAATGCTCTTCTCGCGAACGGGTTCAAGGCTGGCGGAACCGGCCTTACTGCAAACTCTCCGGTCGACCAATTTTATAACGGTCTTGGGTCTGGCGCTCCAGGCAACAACAACCCGACGCGAATTGTAGGAGCGGGCGGTAGCGTTGACCCGAACGTCGTTCGAGAGCAGATCGCAAAGGCGCAGCAATATCTATCGTTGCTCGGACAGACTACGACCGCCGCTGAGGCGCGGCGACAAGTAGAATTGCAGTTGCAGGCTGCGGCGCTAAACGGCGTGGGCATCGATTCCAAGCGTGCAGAAGTCCTAAAGAAACTCGCCGAAGAGAATCTACTCGGCATCACCGCAATCAAACAACAAGCCGACTCCTACCGCGTTGAAGCGGCCACCATCGGCATGTCAGTGGGGCAGGCGACAGCATACGCCGCCGCGCAGAACGCGCTGAACGACGCCCGACGCAATGGACGTGCGCTCACCGCACAGAATATTGCTGACATTAATAAAGAAGCGCAGGCGTTAGGTGCGGCTGCGCAGGCTGCTGCGCAATTGCGTCTCGCCAGCGATATCAAGTTCGAACGCTCGCAGATCGGTCTCTCTGACGCCGAACAATCGGCTAACGCGCGGGTTCGCGGTCTTTTCCCAGACGTCAATTCAGCACAGGCGCAGTTCTATAAGCAGCAGTTGCTCGTCAATGATGCGCTGCGCCAATACAGCGACATCGGCAAGGACGCGACTAAGGGGTTCATTTCCGATATTGTTTCCGGAAAATCTGCGCTTGAGAGTCTTGGGAATGCTCTAACAAAGATCAGCAACAAACTACTGGATATGGCGGTCGACAGCCTTTGGAGCAAGGCATTCGGCGGCATTGGCGGCGGCCTTGGGAACTTGCTCGGAATTGGTGGCGCTTCCGGATCGATCCTAGTGGGCAACCAACTGTTTCCGAAATTCGCCAACGGTACAAACTTTGCTCCGGGTGGGTTGTCCATCGTCGGTGAACGTGGCCCCGAGTTGGTGAACCTGCCGCGGGGGGCGCAAGTCGTACCAAACAACGTGTTGAAGGCGCGAGTCGGTGGCCCCTCTCAAACATTTGCGCCGGTTTA